GCTTTGGGGTTCATGGGAAAGGTTACGGCAGAAATCTCCATAAGGTCTACTGATTTCAAATAACGGCGCTTGCCCTTATCGTCATAATCGTAGCCCTTTGCGTCGACGCGGTAGCCAATAGACAAGCCATCAATCGCGCCCATTTTCATCAATTCATAAACTTCGCGGCCCCGCTGGGTTCCCATAGCTAAGCGGCCCTTTACCTTGAGCCCCCGACGATCCTCTATGATCTCATCAAAGACCCCGATGGGTTCATCTGCGCGGTGCTGGTAAAGCATTTTTACAGCCTTAGCGCCTTTGCGCCCGATAGACTTAGCGAAAGCGCCCTCAACGACAACATCATTGCCAAGGTCTTTGTTTCCAAAGATTGAGCCGTATCCGCTGAACTCGCCTTTTTCTTCATCTTCCATCGCCTTAATGTCAAACCTGACGTCCAGCGTTTCATCTTTGAATTCAATATCGTCACTCATATCAATTTCCTTTGGGTCTTACTTGCCATGAATGGACAAGCCAACCGCTGTCCGTTGAGTTTTAACTTGTGAACGCAACTTACCATAGATAGATTTTCTTTTCCAGTATGCGGTCAAAAATCAATTTCGCGCCTCAAACGTAAATCACCAAGCCTACGTTCGACCATTTCAATCAACCCGTACTCGTCAACTTCTAGGCCAACACACTCCGCTTTCATTTCAAGATAATCTTCCTTTGTTATTTTTTCCTGAGAAACTATTTCAAAAATCCTATCCGCGCTTTGCGTCATCAATAATCTCCTGTATCATTTCAAGGAATAAAGGATTTACCTTGTCTGTTTGCCCAGAGGCCCACAACGCAAAGCTTTCCGCGAACCATTCAAAGGCGCTCGTTTCAGCGTACCTACTAGCAAATTCTTTTGAACGTTTTTTCTTTAACCTATAAACTTTGAGCCAACGCTTTTTGAGTTCATCTTCAAATGGCCTGTCCGATGCGGAAACCCTGCCCCTTTCGGAAACCCGCCTCCCATAGGTTTGATGGATTTGGTGCCCAAACTCATGGTACATTGTTGATCTAAAATAATCCATGCCACCAGTTGAATACTTTTCAACAGTCCAAGGCTTCCTCCCCTCGCCGCCGAGCTTGTAATCAGTTACCTCAGGAGTAGAGATAGAAGCATATTCACGCTTCAATTTCCAAAGTTCATCATTCGCGTCAGATAATTGGAAGCTAAGTGGCCCGCTGCCCCGATCACCAGTTTCAAGAATACTTTGCTCTAGCGAACGCACCCTAGCTTCTGTCTCTTGGATTTTACCTTTTAATTCTGCCCGCCTTGGGACAAGAGTTGCATCATTGGAGGTGTTTATATCTCCACCCCACTTGTTAAAATAATCGGTATTGAAGCCCATAACGCCATCACCCATATCCGCTATGGTACTGCCAGATTGTATTTTTTTATAACCCCTTACCCTTGGGATACCAAAAAGGTCTGCAAAATAATTAAGTTCCTGATTTACAATAGCCATTGCAGTAGCAGCTTCTTTTGTAAGTGAGGCCGCGCCTTGGATTGCTGCAAAATCATTTGCACTGCGACCTTGATAAATTGCACGCAAAGCTTGGTTTGGTTGCTCATCGGCTTCTTTTAACTGCTTTCTGAGGCTTGCTAGGCTTTCTTCTTTCGAAACTGTAGGGAAATCTTCGTTCCTTACCCCCTTAATTATCGGAAGCACCACCTCACGACCAACGGGTAAAGGCGCAAAAGGTTCAAATGGAGCGGGTGGAGGCGGTGGCGGTGGTGGTGAAGCAACGGGAACGTCATCAAAGATTGCGTCCTCATCGGTAAAATAAACCGCAAGGCACCGGCAATTTATATTGTTTCCCGCCCCACCGCTCCCGTCATGAGGATATTTCATCTCGACAGTTTGACCATTGAACGGGACAAGAAACGGCTCATCAATTCCAACCTCTTGCCCATTAGCGGCCGCATGGCCCGATCTGGTTCTAGCATCACTTACTGAAACCCACCGTTTTTTCTGTGAGGGAAGGTTAAGCTCTCTTGTAGCCGCGTCAGTGGCATAGGACGCCGCTGCGTGGGTTTCTGTTCGAGCTATGGTAGTGGCCCTTGCCCGCCCCATTGCCCCTCCTGTGTACTCTTTTATGAGCTTGGCGGTGGGCCCAACGCCCAAAGCTTCCTTGTCTGCAACTTCAATCGCCCGCCTGATTTTATTTTTTGTGGTTTGAGTGACCCCCACAACCTTACTTGCGCCTTCTTTAGCGTAATACTGAAACACCAAACCCTCAAATTGCGTTGCTCGCTTACGGTTTTCGACAACCCTTTGTGCAAATTTTTCTATGACAGCCGCATAAGAAGCTCGAAAGACCGCGCCAACTTCAGATTGCAAAGTCGCGTTTGCATCGTTTACGCTAGTTCCAGCCTCATACGCAGCGGCGGCTCTGTTTCCCGCTGTTCTAAAAAGGCTTTCCATCTTTCTTGCCATTTGCTTTTCAAATTGAAGGCGAAGGCGGCTGACCTCCCTGATCTCCTTGGCAATGGAAACTCGGCTCGCGCCCGCTTTTATGTATACTGGAAACCCCATGCCTTGTTATAGCATTAAACTTTTTTTTGGTCTAACTGCATTTTTTTGTAAATATGGTATTTACATTTACCAAAAAGACAGGCATACAGTTTGTATAACCAAATGGAGATGAAATGATGACAAACTTAATCGACAAAATTGAAGCCCGCTACGCTGAAAATAAAAACTCATTCAAAACCTATGCTACTTACAAAAATGCTGAGCGGGCAATCATTCCCCAGCTTTTGGAAGTTGCGGTCATGCATGATCTGCCAATGGACATGGTCTATATGCCCGTTCAAATCCCTAGCTGCGGTCGCTGGACGGTTGTTGTTATGTATGCAAGCTGGATGCAAAAGCATGACCTTGGCGGTTACGTTTTCGAATTTTCATCTCGTGGCTTCTGGCAAGCCTAATCAATCGGGGGCTTCGGCCCCCAAACCAAAATGGAGAAAAAAATGGCACGTAGAAGTTACAAAATTTTTGGTATCAAAGACGGTGGCCCAGAAGAGTGGGTCGATACTGTGAGCAACGCAGCCGATGGGAAGGCAGTTCATAACGCAATGAAGGTTCAAGGTTACTTTGATTATATCCGTTGCCGCGACTGCTTGGGTGGATTGCGTTTTGAATACAATTTGAAAACTGGAAGAAAGACAGCTTGAGGAGGCGTGATATGTCAGGAGCAACTGCAGCAGAATTTAACAAGTGGGAAGCCCACGCCAAGACCGTCGATGACGATGCGCTGGCTTACATCATTGAAGATTGCCGCCAAGCCCAGAACGCGATGCAGGGATGGAACCCCGAGCGGGAAAACTACTATGCCGATCAGGGCATGACTTACGTTATGGAGCGCCTACGCCGTGAAGGTAAACTGCGCCGCCGCCGTTAATCAATCGGGGCTTTGGCCCCACAGCCATTGGAGGTAACATGGCACATTCTCTTAAATTTTTACTTTCCACCGAAGCCGCTAAAATGCGCCTTAATCGACTGGAAGGCAATATTCATTTCAACGGCGAAAATAAATTTGTCGTTCACATCGAAGTCCCGTCACTCGACGAAGATCGGCTTATAGAGTTTGACGCCGTTACACACCAAGTGGCCATGGCGCGAGGTTACCGCTGGCTTGCCAATCACAACGCGATCACTTTCGCTGTTCGCATGGTGAAGGAAGGCGGCTCGCTTTCAAAGCCTTTTGGTATCTATGATGATGTCGAGCTTGGCCTCGTGGAAAACTATATCTAGTTTTTCTTTTTGGATTTGAGCGGGTGGCCTTCTGGCAAAAGATCAGTGTCAAACTTCCCCCGCTTGAACCTTCCCGTTCTTACAGCCCCCAAAAATACATTTACCCGCGCATATGCCCATTGGTCGGCAGAACTGACGCTAGGGCGCACCGAAGATGGGTTTGTATTGTAAGCCCCCACGCCTCGACGAAACACCGCCTCCAGCATCCTCTGAGTGACCCTCTTGCCTTTTTTATCGCCATGCTTTTCGTTATGGTCTTTGACTTTTTCCGCTAAACCTTTTTTGACCGCTTCTGAAATTTTCGCTGGCGCTTTTTCCTCAAGCGGCAAATCTTCCATAAATGAAACCAACTCGTCAGCCTTATCACGCTCTTTATCTAGCTCCCGAACCTTACGTGCAGCCCAAGACTGCCCTTCGTCTCCACCCCAAAGCAACCAAGCCACCAACCCCGCACTGGGCCAACCAGCCTCGCCCCTGCGGAAGCCCTCTGCCCTTTTGTCAACCTCATGTCTTGAAAAGTAACTGTGCATCCTGCGGACAGTTCTGGGGCTTAAACGCTCTTTAGATTTAAGCTGATTAGCCCGAGCAACCCCAACTTGAGTTCCACCGCGACCATACTCCTCGCGAAGCGCAAGACCGCGAGTTGCATTTGAAGCCATTGCTTCAGTGGGCGTTGTGTTTACATCACTTTCAGCCTTGTCATCTTCTTCTTCATCATGGTGGGATTTTTCCTTTTCCCGATGACGCATATCATCTGGACTTACATAGCGATCGGGATAATTCCTTTTATCACCTATAAGGTCCTCATATTCACCATGAGTATCGCAGGGCATAAATACAAGGGTTCCATCAACTGTATGCTGATGACTTCCAACGCAACCTATTTGTGCAGCGCGATCCGATGCTTCGGCTCTGGTTGTAAAAGTGTCTTTGGCTACTTCACTCTTTTTTTTTATTTCTTCTTCGCCGTAGGCTTCTTTACCTGCTTCTTCTGGGTCTTGCCCTTCGTCTGCCGCCACTTCTGGACCACCCAGTGGGAAGAGGTTTGCGGCAATGAAGACTTCGTCACCTCCTGTGATGGGCTCAAGGCCCAATCTTTCACGCGCTTCATTACGTGAGATAATTCCATCTCTAACCGCCGAAGTAACATTTTCATAAACTCTACGCCTCCGCTCTGTCATGGCTGGAATGGCGTCAATATCATATGAAATAGATATATCATCACCAAACGCTGGGGCCAGCCATTCGTTTAAATCGCTTTCAATCCTACGCGCCAAGGGAATAATGGTTTCTTCATAAAGAGCCAGCCTTGCCTCTTGAACATTCGCATAGGTTTGCGCGTCTGGAATACCGATTAACTGAGAGGGAACCCCGAAACAAAGCGCAATATCTTTCGCGGTCATGTTTGCTTGGTTCATGAAATCCATATCTTTTGGAGACATGCCCATTTCTTTCCATTCAAAATCACCCTCAAGTAGCATAGGGCGACCCGCGTTGTTCACGCCCTTGAAGCGATTTGCCAAATCACTTTGTAGCTGCTCCCGCTGGCTATCTGTGAGTAAAAGTCTATTTCCCGCATCGTCTGCTGGCTTGAAAACTATTGCCCCTGATGGTCTGGCACCATTTGCTAACAGCGCAATGTTGTGCTTGGAAACCATGTTGTTCTGGTCAATAGAAAGAGCCGCCGCTGCTAGGGGGGAAAGACCCTGATAATCGTCAAGAGGGTTCCAGAGTTTAAAATGCTTTACCTCTGCGGCTCCCGTTACTGGATCGGTGAAGTAAGTTTTCACGACCTCTTGGCCCAGCTTGTATTTATAAGATTTGGGTATTGCCGTGCTACTTGGCTCAATTTCAATTCTATCTGGGCGCAGAATATGCAACTCTCTGGGAGCGCCGTTTACATCTGATTGCAGTGCATAAGAGTTTCCAGACAAAAGCAAGTAAGAATAAAGGCTTTGGAAGTACTCAACGCCAGCTTGTAGTGGGTTTGGCCGCGCAAGTAGTGAAATCAAAGGATGTGCCTCAAGCTTTATATCGCCCTGATAAACACAAAAAGGGATTGAAGCTGCCCCGTTAGCGATTTCATTAACGCAACGGTAAACGATTGCGTTTTCTTTATACCCTTCTTGAGCAAAAGTTTTAAAATTATCTTTTTTTGTTCCGCTGTATGTGGGGCCACTGATATGAACCTGTGGCGCTTCCTTACGCTCAAAGGTTTGACCTCTGCCAAATGCAGCCGCAATATTGTCTAAGATGCCCATTAACTTATTCTCCAGACGGGTTGCCCTGTTGACCTGTTTAACTCAGTAAGCGCCCAAACCAAAGCGTCTAATCTATCGGGGGATTTCTTTGACTGCGGAGTGTAGCTAGTCATTTGATCTTCAAGCTCCCTAAATACACCACAATGCGAAACCTTACCCTGCTCATACAGCGCCGCAATGGGCTCTGCCCTTAATATCTTACCCCTCGACGCCCTGACGGGGGTGTAGGGAACACTTCTATCTATAGTTCTTATCACTTTTTCAACCAAATCGCCACCGTTGTTTACTTCTGCAACTATTCTATCTGCCTTCCATTCATTGAAAGCAGACACCGCCGCTTGCGCCCAAGTGTCAGGTGAACCCCTCAGTGATCTGTCATCTAAAATATAGAACCTCTCGTCAACGCCTCGGCCCGCAACAACGATCCCAGTTTCGTCGCTGTTTTCATTTCCAGTTACCGCAGGATCAATAGCAACAACTATTCTTTTCATCTGGGGTGCATTCTGCTCATCAAGGTTAGCTTGCTCAATAATCCTATGGTTCCAGAGCGCACCCTCAATATCATCTAAAACCTCAGCATATAACTCTTGGCGTCCCAGCCTTGTACCTTCATACTTTTCTTTAAGTTGCTCAAGAGCCGCCGCCGCTAGATTTTCTTGGTTTTCAAATGTTGAACCCCTCGTTACAGCCGTTCCCTTTCTTTTCAGCAAATTTTTGATGATCTGGTTTGGCTTTGGCGTTGTTGTTATTACGCATTGAGGATTATCGCCAAGGCGCAATCCAAACATTAACTGATCAAAAGCTTCTGGGTAAACCCAAGCAGCTATCTCATCACACCAAGCGCGATGGAACTGAGGCCCACGTAATCGCTCAGGCTCTGCCGCAGAAAACCCTTGGATTATAGAACCATTAAAAAGTCTGATTTCTTGGGCGCTACTGTTGTAACCTTGACCCCTTCCAGCCAAAAGGCATTCTCTTGGAAGGAATGACAAAATTCCACTCTCACCCCCAAAGGCAACTCGCTTTAAATCACCAAAGGTAGGAACTACCACCGCCACCCTTACATTGGGGTTTTTAAGCGCATATAACGCTGCGTCAGTGCCTCCTGTTCTTGTCTTGCCCCAACCGCGCCCCGCTAAAATTAACCATACTGCCCAGTCTCCTTTGGGCGTGAGCTGGCTGTCACGTGCAGTATC